CGGACGCGGCAGAGGATTTCATTAAGACTGTCTGCCCGACAGAATGGAAAGGGATAAACGAACCCGCGCCGAGCTGGATAAGATTTCTCGAATCGACAACAGATGATCCTGAAATAGCGTCTTTCAAGTCGCGGCTCTATGGTTCAGCCCTGCCAGGGATAGTCATCGAGCACATTTTACCGATATTCCAGGGCGGCGGCCGGAATGGAAAGGGGACTGAACTCGAAGCGGTAAAACATACGCTGGGGGTCCTTGCCGGGCCTATCCCTTCCGAAATGCTTCTCAGGCAGCGCGACCCGAAGAATCCAGACGCACCGAGCGCAAGCCTAATGGCTCTCCGAGGAAAGCGCCTCGCATGGGCAAGCGAAGCCGACCGAGGCCGGCGCTTTAATGCTCAAATGGTGAAGTGGCTCTGTGGTGGAGACACCCTTGTCGGACGTGATCCATTCGGACGGCGCCAAGTAGAATTCACCCCGACTCACTCAATCTTTCTGCTGACAAATGACAGACCACGCGCCAATGCTTCAGACTTCGCCTTCTGGAGTCGGGTCTTGCTTGTCCCTTTCCGGTTTACCTTTGTGGACAATCCGCAAGGTCCCTATGAGCGACAGCGTGATCCGCACCTACTCGAAAAGCTCAAGGCCGAGGCGCCGGGAATACTCGCTTGGTTGGTCCGGGGATGCCTGGAATGGCAGAGGGAGGGCCTGAATCCGCCTGAGACGGTCCGTGCGGAGACAGAACAGTATCGGCAGGATGAGGATCAGTTTTCACGCTTCATTGAAGATTACTGCTGGATCGATTCCGCCGGGGAAGTGAAGTCGAGCGAATTGTTCAAGGCATATCGGCAATGGTGCGACGACAATGGAGAGCGGGCCGTCAACGGGCGTGTATTTGGTGAGGAAATTGGAAAGAAATTCGACTCTTACCGGAAAACGTCCGGAGTCCATTACACAGGATTGAAGCTCCATTCAAGGCCGGAAGTATGAAGGGTATGAAGGGTATGAAGGGTTTTCCTATAAACTTTACTTTTGAAAAATTGAGTTCTCGTAAGGGGGGTTTATCGGAAAAAGGTTCATACCCTTCATAAGGTTCATAGTTTCTGGACCTTAAAGCCTGGGCAAAGTGGTGGGCAAGGTGAAAAACTGACAGGGCAAGCTATTGAAACCACAAGACAAAAACAGCAAGCGGGAAGCACAACGGATTGCTAGTCCAGTGCGGCCTCAGCTTCTCAGCCTGAAAGATGCTGCTATCTACCTGGGCCTGACCGAATGGGCGCTTAGGGAAAGGGTCTGGAAGGGTCATATTCCATTCGTGAGGTTCCCGGATGGAAAGAAACAGTATTTCCATGTCAAGGACCTGGAGCAAGTTATTGAGGACAATAAGGCACGCTATGTCTGATTACAAAATCAGGATAATCCAGGACTCAAGGGAGCAATGCGGTTACGACTTTTCGCGCTTCCCTGATGTTGCCTGTGAAGTCGGCGCCCTGGATACCGGGGATTACAGCCTTGCAGGGTTTACCGATAGGATAGCCCTGGAAAGAAAGCGGTTAGACGATCTGATCGGATGCTTGAGCCAGGACCGCGCGAGGTTCGAGCGGGAGCTTTCCCGCGCCAGGAATTTTGAAATGTTTGCTGTCATTATTGAGGATTCTCTCCAAAACATCATGGCCGGCCGCTATCACAGTCTTATGAAATCACAGGCCGTAATTCAATCCATTGCAGCTTTCAGTGTGCGGTACCGAGTCCCGTTCTTGTTTTGCAGCAACCGGGCAGGCGGGGAAATGATGGTTTATTCGCTCCTAAGCAAATACGCCTACGAGATCCGCAAGCGTTTTGAATGCCTTCAAGGGCCGGTATCAATGGCCACCAGTTGCCAAGCTGTCCAAGGAGCGTCCATTGCCTACAAGAATTCTTAACGATAACAGCCTAATAGCTTTAGTTCAGGCTGGACAGTCTCCCAAAGAGATCGCCGACAAGATGGGCGTAGGCGTTTCGGCAGTCTGCAAACGCCTGAAAAGACTCAAAATCGGGATGGTCCGGGACGTGGCTCTCCGCTCGGCGTCCAAGATTGTTGGCGAGGGCATTAAAGGCTTGCGACAACTCGAAAAAATAAACGCTGCGATCAATCTGGAGCTCGACCGCATAGAAGAGGACGCAAACGGCCTGACGGGAGCGGAACGCGAGAGGTTTCAGGAGCAACGGTTGAAGCATGTCGCCGAGATCCGACGCCAACTCGGCCTCTACCTAGATTTTTATCAGGTCCATATTCATGGGGAAGAGGTCATAAAGTTTCAGCAACTCCTGGTTGATACCGTGAAAGAGATTGCACCTGAGGCATGGGCTATTTTCATCAAGAGGCTACGTGAGATACACGCAATTCGATCCGACCTCGATATGGGTATGATGTAGTTATGAAAATGCCGAGAAGCGCAACAGGAAACTATCTCCAAAATTTTCTTGAAACTTACGATCCAGAGTTCAGCCGGGATGACGGAAAGGCTTTCGGCTCCCTGGGCGATTGGGCCGTATCTACGCCGATCATCCTTGACGGTAAGCCTTTCACCTTCGCGCGCCATGAATATCTCATCGAACCTTACCGGGACCCTCACCCGGATGTGGTTGAGGTCAAGGCGGCACAAATGGGCCTTACCACTAAGGCGATGCTCCGGGCGATGTATGCAGCAAGATACCGGGGATTCCGGGGCATTCTCTATCTTTTCCCGAGCAGAACGGACGTAACCGAATTCAGCAAAGGGCGGATTAACCCCTTGATCGATGACAACCCGGAAACCTTGGGTAAATGGCTTCAAGATACCGATTCCGCCAACATCAAGCAAATATGGAACTGCTTTTTTTACCTGAGGGGGATGAAGTCGCGCGTGGGCCTAAAATCCATTCCGGTTGATTTCCTTGTGATCGATGAAATGGACGAAGCAACCCCGAGCGCCGTTGATATGGCTCTTGAAAGAATGTCGCATAGCGAATTCAAGGAACTCCTGAAGCTCAGCAACCCCACACTTCCAGATTGGGGCATAGATAAAGCCTTCCAGGAGACAGACCAAAGGTTTTGGCTTTTGAAGTGTGAGAAATGCGGGGAATACACCTGCCTTGAAGATACTTTTCCGAATTGCCTGCTCGAGATCGGGGGCCGCGTGATCAGGGCCTGCCAGAAGTGTCACGCCGAACTTAACCCCTCGATCGGGGAATGGGTAGCGAAGCACCCGGGCGCCACGGACAAGCGAGGATACCATTACAGTCAGCTTTTCAGCCATTACGTCGAGCCGGCCGATATTCTCCATCAGTTCAGGACCACCAATAACCTCACGGATTTTTATAATCTCAAGCTCGGGATAGCCTACGTCGAGGCGACCAACCGCTTGACCGTCCAGGAAGTCGTATCACTTTGCAGCGACGAGGAAAACGCGTCTTACGACTCCGGGCCCTGTTCGATGGGAGTTGACCAGGGGAAACTTTTGCATGTGGTGATTGGCAAGCGCGAATGGCAGAAGGCCGGAAAGATTGTTCACATCGCAGAGTATGAGGCATGGGAGGAACTCGACAGGCTTATGAAGGTTTTCAACGTCAGCCGCTGCGTGGTGGATGCCTTGCCGGAAACCAGAAACGCGCGCGCCTTTGCTGAACGCCACCAGGGGAAAGTATTCCTGTCCTATTACTCCGAGCGCCAGAGCGTGGGCTACAGATGGAACGACGACGACTTGACCGTGCATAGCAACCGCACCGAAAGCATGGACGCCAGCCACAACGAAATCATTTTAGGGCGCATAATCCTGCCAAGGTACTGCCAGGCTCTTCAGACCTTCGCGGAACATCTGGCGAACGTTGCTAAGAAGCTGGAGGAAGAAGAGGAAACCGGCGCTCGCCGTTACATCTATGTGAAGCTGGGGCCGGACCATTTCCGCCACGCTTTCAACTATGAGGCAATGGCCCGACAGTATGGGGCTGCAGGACGATACGCCGATAACGATTTGAGCTAAGAAAGGGAAGGCCGAAATGGACATCACCAAGATTCAAGCCGTATTCAATCAGGGGGGCGGACCCGCGGGCTGGGCGGATTATGAAAATCACAGACACTATTTCCGCATTTGGGGAGGGCTTGCGTGG